AACAATATCTCTCTTAATTTTCTTACGCCGGGTTCATTTGTATATTGTTCTATAATTGTTTCGATTACATCGTCTGTTAATGATATAATATTTTCAATCCCCATTTTAGAATATATTTCAGGTAAAATGTATTGCTTCGTAATAACCAATTTATCATCTAATGTTAAATGTTCAAATTTAATTCTATGAATACGGTCTAATAAGATTTTATCAATAGCGTCTACATCATTGTATGAAAATATGAATAATGCTTTTGATAAATCTAAATCGATTCCATTAAAATACTTATCTTGAAAGCTATCATTTTGTGTAGTATCAATTAAATGAGTTAATATTCCTATTATTTCTTTACCGTGTTCTGTTTTACTTACTTTATCTAATTCATCTATAAATATAATTGGATTCATACATTTTTTCTCCATCAATATATCGACAATTCTTCCCCACGTAGAACCTACATATGTGTAATTATGACCTTCTAATGTGCTTCCATTTGATGACCCTCCGATTGCGATAAATGAAAAAGGCCTAGATACGTTATTATCATCTTTAAGACATTCCGCGATTCCCTTTTTAGCGAGTGATGTTTTACCAACACCAGGTGGTCCTTCAAACCCAAAACAATAACCGGATTGTTCGCCGTTCATCCATTGTCCTATAATACGTTCAATTTGACGTTTTGCTTTTTCATGGCCATGGACAGCGTTATCTAATATATTTGATACATTTTTCATGTATTTGTTTATAATATTGACATTATTGTCAATGGTTTCGACTGTTTTTGAAATAGTATTACTAATACTCTCTTCGTTTTCATTTTCATTTTTAACTAATTTGAATATTTTTGCTATATCTAAAATAATTTCTTGTTTATTTGGTTCACTTTCTATTGTAGTTAAATAATCAATTAGTTGTTCTTTCATATACGATGATTTTTTCCCAGAATGACATAATTTATTTAATTTTAATTTATACTTTTTATTAATTGAATTTATATCAATGATATAATTTGTCAACTGTGTTCTTGTTGAATCGTGTATGATATTTTTAATAATTTCAACCGTATTTGTTGTGATATTTCCAAATAAAGTTTCATTTATGATTTTTGAATATTTTTTTAATTCAATTATAGAATAATTCGATTTGATTGGAAATTGAATCGGTAATTGTGATAATTGTGTAGAATGTATAGATTGTATTTTATTTATTAATTCATTAAATATGATTTTTGTAGATGGAATAATTTTTAAAACTGGTTCCTCTCTGTATATATTGAATGGTATTTTTAAAAGACCTTCTAGATATTGTCTAGCTTTAGACCCAGAATCTTCCGATTTTGCTTTTACCTCTTTTAGTTTTATCATCGCTTTTTCTTTAACTGAATCGTTTGCTTTCATGAGACATATTTGTTGCTCAAGTGGTATTTTATTATTGTCAAAATTTGATAAATTATTTGTATATTGTATTGTTTTTTTCATCGCATCTTTAAAATATCTTTTTACATTCCAAGGTAAACTATCAAATAGTTTTGTTTGTTCTTGTGTATCTATATTGCCATTTGTGTCATCTGATAATAAATCATATAATAAATATGCCAGATATTGATATTCAGGTTCATTTGATTTAATTAAAAGTTGAATAATCGTTGTTCTTTGTCCATATAAATCATTTGAAATGAATTCTTTTACTACGTTTGCCATTGTTTTTTGTTTTAATAGATTGATTTGATTTATATATCCAATATACCTATTATAAAGTTCATCGTTATTATAAACAATGATTTCTTTGAGAGTTAATGATAATATAAATCTATCAAACCAAACAGTATTGAAATCATTATCTTTTGGTTTATACTCAATCAATGAATTGATTCTATTGTTAATATAATTATAGTTTAAGCATTCAAGCATTAAATCGTCTACAATAGCAGATATTATAATAGTTTTTTTTTGTTCTGGACAATGTAATGATAATTTTACACCTGAAACCTTAACTTGGAAAATTTTAGATGTTCTTGCCAAATCAAAACAATCTAAGTTTTCGGAATGTTCAACTATCATAAAATCTTCTACGATTCGATTTCTTTGTATATATTTTTTTTCAGTATTGTCATCTCCTACGCTTGTGCATGTATTTGTATTTTCGCATGTAGATTCTGTTGTTTTTTGTTTTGTTTTTGTTTGTTTGTTGGTTTTATCATTTTTCCAATTAAGAACTTTGTAGCCAATAGGATGTAAATACTTTGAAAAAATATCGTATTTTTGTGATAATTTATCACAATTTAAAATATATTTTGCTATATAATTATTACCAAGACAAACTCTTATTAAATCATCTAATTTTTCAGTACCAATGATTTTAAAAATGATTGATAATTCATCATTAATTTCTTGTAATTTATCCGTTAAATGATTCAAATCAATACTATAAATATCATTATCTTTTGTCAAAATTAACATAGTACTTAATTTAGTAAATAATTTCTCAAGTTGTAATATATTAGTATTCAATTCTGTAGCGCTAATAATGTCTAATAATTTGTATTTTTGAGCAGATAATATGGTTTTTTTAATAATTTTTTGAAACGAAATGATTTTTTCTTTTAAATTATTATTATATAATACTAAATAATCAGTTTGTTCTATATCATCTGACTGTTTGTGATTATGTTTCTCTTTGTTTACTTTTTTTTCTACTATTTTATGATTCATATTTTTTTTATTTTTATTTGTCGAATCCATAATTTATATATATAGTGATTTTAATATTCTAAATCCTTTTTATATTGCGATTTTATGAATTTTATAAATAGTATATTGTTAAATGTTTGTTATTTTTGTATAAATATAAATGAAGATTATTATACTTGAACAATTTAAAAACAATCAATGTTTTATATCAGATAATAAAGTAAATCATGGGAATACCTAGCTATTTCTCTCATATAGTAAAATCTCATAGAAAAATTATTAAACAAATTAAAACAAATATGAAAATAGACAATTTATATCTAGATAGTAATTCGATTATTTATGATGTTGTAAGTAGACTAGAACTACAAAATCAAGTACAAGATAATTATGATTATATTTTTAATGAAGTATGTATTTCAATTAGCAAATACATATGTTCTATTAAACCAACTCATAAAGTGATTGTTGCGATTGATGGAGTTGCTCCTGTGGCAAAATTAGAACAGCAGCGAAATAGAAGATACAAATCTTGGTTTCAAAATGAAATAATGAAAAAAATCAAAAATACGTCATCTGATAAATGGGATACTACGCGTATTACTCCAGGAACTTCATTTATGAAGCAATTAAATGAATATTTGAAGCGTTATTTTAATAAAGATAATTTAAAATTAAACCATAATGTGAATGAAATCATGATTTCAGGAAGTGATGAACCAGGAGAAGGCGAACATAAAATTTTTGATTATATAAGACATCATAAAGATTATCATAAAAATACTACAACTGTCATATATGGTCTTGATGCTGATTTAATTATGTTAACATTGAATCATCTTTATATATCAAAACAATTATATTTATTTAGAGAGACGCCTCATTTTATACGAACACTTGATAAAACATTGAATCCACATGAATTATATTTAATTGATATTCCAAAATTAGAAGACGAAATTATTAATAATTTTGAGAATGATTTTACAGATAATAATGACTTAAAACTACAAAATGAACAAAAAAAGAGGCTAGTTTTTGATTATATTTTAATTTGTTTTATGTTAGGAAATGATTTTTTACCACATTTTCCTAGTATAAATATTAGAACAAATGGTATTCATATTTTAATAAATGCTTATAAAGAAGTATTTAATTTTAAAAATAAGAACATACGAAAGAATGATGATTTTTTGACAGATGGTAAATCAATTATTTGGAAAAATTTTAGAAAATTTATATCATATTTGGCGGATAATGAATTGACGTATTTTGAAGATGAAATGAAAATTAGAAATAAATGGGAATCCAAACAAGTTATAATGGATAGTAATAAAAACATGCTTGAAGAAAATTTTATCTCGATTCCTTCAAAAAATAGAGAAATTGAAAAATATATCAATCCTGGGGATAAAGGATGGGAAAATAGATATTATAAAATGCTATTTAATATTGATATTGACGAAGAAAGAAAGTCTCAAATATGTTTGAATTATTTGGAAGGTTTGGAATGGACATTAAAATATTATACAAGTGAATGTCCTAATTGGAAATGGACATATCAATATCATTATCCTCCACTATTGAAAGATTTATTATTGTATACTCCGTATTTTGATACAAACTTTATTAATAATGATGATTTTTCATCAAAACCGGTAAATGAATACGTTCAACTTTGTTATGTGTTGCCTCGAAGTAGTTTACATTATTTACCCAAACAATTGTATGATGCTCTAATGAAACATTATAGTCATTTATACAAATTAGATTATACATTTAGTTGGTCATTTTGTAAATATTTTTGGGAATCACATGTCAATTTGCCTCATATTGATATCAATATACTAGAAGAATTAGTAGAAGACATGAATAAACAAATAAAATAAACAAATAATAATTTTAAATAAAATAATTTGAAATAAAATGATATATAAATGTATAATTATGTCAAAAGATATAATTGTACATTTTATTGATAGAATACACTTTATGAATTTTTTGAAACTAAATCCAGGTGTTGTTATCGTACAATTTACTGCTAGTTGGTGTAGACCATGTAAGGAAATAAAACAATATATAGAACAAAAATTTTCTATTTGTCCAAATAATATTATATGTTGTAGATTAGATGTTGATGAAAATTCAGAACTTTACGCATTTATGAAAAAAAATAGACAAGTCAATGGTGTCCCATCTTTAATTGCGTATTTTAAAGGAAATACGAGTCCTTATGCGAATATAAGTATATCAGGTACAAATATAAATTCAATTAATCATTTTTTTAATGAATGTTTGAAAGTATAAATAACAAATTGAAACATTTATAGTATTTATATAAACAATATAATATTATAAATATATAAGATTGTAATGACAGATACAGAGGTGGAGAATATAAATGATTGTAAATCTCAAACTCAATCGAAAAAACAAGATGACCTTATAAATATAAATGTAAAAAATTACTATTTATTAAATTTATATACAAAAGAATTATCTTATATGAATGTTTATATTGAATCGATTGTTCATGATTATAATTTAACATCCAATAACAATATAGAATTAAAAGAAATCATAATTTTAACAAATAATTTATTACTAACTTATATTACAAATAGTGATAATAGTCACATTGATAATTATCCAAAAGCATATGATTTTTTTATGTTAAGTAGTTTAACTGTATTTTGGATTGTATACAAATTTATTATAAATGATTCTCATATAACATTAAATATATTAGAATCGTATAGTTACTATGCGAGTTCTGAGATACTTAAAAAAGAAATAGACATTTTGAAATCAGTAGATTATAATCTTTACCCTATATTGATGAACCCGGCCAATCAGAATAAAGACGCTGGCGATAAAACCGACCAATCAAAATCGAGCAAATAGGTGATTTATTTGTATTGATGTGCCAAAATCATATAATTTTCTTTATCAATATTTTCGATTATATTTTCTAGAGACCTTACATTTTCATTTGCCATATTATCATTTGTTAGAAAACTTATCAAATCTAATATTATTTTTATTTTTTGTTGAGTCCATTGATTATTTAATAAATTTACCAATTCAGTTGTATATAATGATGACATGTTATCTCTTTGGAAAATTGCATCATTATAAATTTCATCTACATAATTTTTTATAATTGTATCATAATAATTAAAACAGAGCGAAATAATAGAACATGATTTATATGTTTCTGTTAATCGTTTCAAACCTTTTTGAGCACAAATAAAAAGGTCTTTCATACGAGGATTTTGTTTGATAGTATCCTTTGATAAAAATTTTTCACAGGCAATATGTATAGGATTGTATAAATATTGTAAATCGGTTTTATTAGAATGATAATATAATCTATAAAGAACTTGCATGATTCCTGGTTCTTGAAAATAAATGGTATTTTCATAAATTAATAATTTTGTTCCAGATGGTTTATTGCCTAGAATAGCTAATTTAATAATAACAGTAAGTGGGTCTAGAATGTAAGATCTAATATTAACATTATTATTGTTGTCAGGAAGAGTATTCATTACTTATAAAATATAATTATTTAAATAATATGACTTTTATTTAAATCGTGTAATTATAGTAATAAACGGGCTAAAGTTAAATCGAACGATAAATATAAAGATATAAAGATGAAATAACTGATTTATTTATTATAGTATCATATATGGAAATAGATTTAGATATAAATAATTATGACCTTGTTGATATATTAAAATTATTTAATTTAGATTATGAATTTGATAAAAATGACCTTAAACAAGCAAAAAAAATAACATTGATGACTCATCCAGATAAAAGTGGTATGGATAAAAAGTATTTTTTATTTTTTTCAGCTGCATATAAAGCATTATATGAAATATATTGTTTCAGACATAAACGTAATGAACAATCTACCAATTATAACAAAAATGATTTTGTAGATGAAGAAAAAGATAAATTTTTGAAAATAATGGAAAATAAAAAACAATTTAATATTTGGTTTAATGAATTATTTGAAAAATCAGTGATACAAGATGATTACAGCAAAACTGGATATGGCGATTGGTTAGTATCCGATAATGACATAGATAACCGAACAACGACTATGGAAAATATGAATAATATGTTTGAAAAAAAGAAGACAGAATTAAGAGCGATTGTTGTACATCACGATTTTAGAGATTTAGAATCATCCAATTTGTGTGATTTAACAAATAGTAAACCAGAAAGTTATAGTTCTGATATATTTAGTCGATTGCCATATGAAGATTTAAAAAAAGCTCATACAGAAACAGTCATACCTGTAACTATGGAAGATTATAATAATAAAAAAAAGTATAAAAATATAAATGAATTACAACAAGAACGAACTTTAATGACTAGAACATTACCTTCTCAACAGCAACACCAGCAATATTTAGATGAAAAAAAAAGAAATGAAGCCATTCATGATACAGAACGAGCATATCGTTTAATCAAAAATGATATTGAAATGGAAAAAGTAAATAAAAAATGGTGGGGTAATCTAATGAGATTGACAAATAAGTAATCGAATAATTAATTATATATAATTATATATAATGGATTTTTCAAAATACATATTTACATTAGTTATTTTAGTCGCATCTGGTATATTATATGATAAGTATAAGATTAAAAATAAAATAGATGATGATGTTGAAAACTATGAATTGATTAAAAAATATTTATTAAATGATTCATCTTTAGCTAATGCTAAGAAACCTATATTATGGATACATTTAGATTATGTAGATAATGCTCGTCATTGGTATAGTTTTGGTTCGAGAACTTCAAATGATTTAAATCAACCATATTTATATTTATCAATTGGAAGTATAATAAATCATTGTGGTAAGTCGTTTAATGTTGTTTTAATTGATGACAACACATTTAATAAAATATTGCCAGGTTGGACACATGATATGAGTCATTTGCCAAATCCGATAAGATGTCATTTTAGAGAATTAGCTTTATCAAGAATTCTTTATAATTATGGTGGTATGGTAGTTCCTCCTTCTTTTATTTGTATGAAAAATTTAATCGATTTATATTATGATGGTGTAGATAATATGGGTATGTTTGTTGGTGAATTTTTAAATAGAAACGTTACTAGTCAATACGGTATATCTAATTTTTATACATCAACAAAATTAATGGGGTGTGTTAAAGAAAATGAAACGATGCTTGACTTGAATAAACACATTGAGATTTTGATATCATCTGATTATACAGATGAAATGGAATTCCAGTCTAAAATAAATTCAGTATGTAATAAATATGTAATTGAACATAAAGCTAATTTAATAAAAGGTTGTGAATTAGGCGTTAAGACCTCGGACGGAGAACCAATCGTAATTGATGATTTATTAGGTAATACATTTATTAATTTTAAGAAAAATATATATGGTGTTTACATACCAGCTGATGAAATTCTTAAACGTACAAAGTTTGAATGGTTTGCTAGAATGAGTGTACCTCAAGTTTTAGAATCAGATACAATTGTAGGAAAATTATTACTAACAAACGCATTCAAAAAATAAATGAAATCAACGATGTAGTTTTATTTTAAATTTTATTTTTTATTTTTCATTTTTTAGAACATTGATTAAATTATTTGTAAATAATGATAATTCTATTTCATCTTCATGTATATTATGAAATATACTTATGTATTTACATATTAATTTTATAGTTTCGTATTTATAAGTTTCAGTAATAATATTAGTAGATTTTATAAATAGAAAATAATTATCGAGTATATCCATCACAGAATAACCAGAATCATAAATATTATACACGATTTTAATCGCGTTTGATAAATCGCCATGAAGACAACAATGAGTATATTTTTCTAACTCATTAAAATTAATATTAGTACATATGGACATAGCTAACTCTTTTGTGATAAATTCTGATATGAGTTTCATCTTTTCTAAATAATTAATTAATATTCTTACTGAATTATTTGATACTGACAATACAAAATCCTTCGCCTCATTTTCCATAACAATATTTTCATTTAGGCATATTTTTTCCATTATTTTATTTAGATTTTCAAAATTAAATGATTTCATTTTAATAATATTAAGTCTTGATTGTATACTATCAATGATTTTTTGTGTATTACAACAAGACGCAATAAAATGTACATTATGACTGTATTTATCTATACAATTTCTAAAAACTTGTTGACTTTGTTCATTAATAATATCTAAGTCGTCAAGTACAACAATTTTCTTTTTATGTGGAATCGAACATTTTGTTTGACAAAATGTTTTAACATCATTTCTATAAAATGTAATACCTTGTTCCTTTAATGAGTTAATATATAATACATTAGATTCATCGTAATTATTTTTATAATATTCTCTCATAATGGCATAAATAATAGATGATTTTCCAGAGCCACTATCTGAAACTAATAATATATTCAAATTATCAATGCTTATAAATGTGTAAAGTAAATCTAACAAATTTTGTTCTATTTCAAAATCTTTTAAATAAATAGGCTGATATTTTTGAATAAAAGGGGTTTCCATTTTGAATATATAATATTCGTTAATATAGATTTAAGTTTATGTTATTTTATATATTATTGATGTCAAATTATTATGATATATTGGGAGTTTCAAATAATGCGTCATATGATGAAATAAAAAAAGCATATAGAAAATTATCACTCAAACATCATCCTGATAAAAATGGTGGAGAAGACACTAAATTTAAAGAAATTAATGAAGCATATTCTGTTTTATCCGACCCTGGTCAGAGAGAAAATTATGATATGCGAATATTACATGGTCAAAATATTTCAAATAACCAAAACCAAAACCAAGGTATGCCATTTAATCCAGAAGATATAATGAATATGTTTTTTGGCGGAGGAGGAATTCCTGGAATGTCCGGAATACCACAAATGTTTCAAGGGGGGAATATACATATATTTAGAAATGGTATTCCTGTTCCTATGAATATTTTACAAAAACCAACACCTATTATTAAAACTTTAGAAATTACATTAGATGAGGCATATACTGGATGTAAAAAACCAATTGAAATAGAAAGATGGGTTCAAGAAAATAATGTAAAAAGAACTGAAAAGGAAACGATGTATGTAACAGTTCAAAGGGGTATAGATGAAAATGAAATCATTGTTTTGAGAGATAATGGTAATGTTTTATCTGATTCAAATAAAGGTGACATAAAAATTAATATAAAAATAGTAAATAATACTTCTTTAATCCGAGAAGGATTGAATCTTATTTATAATAAAACACTCACATTCAAAGAATCTCTATGTGGATTTACATTTGACCTTCCTTATTTAGAAAATAAGATGTTTAAAATTAATAATAATAATGGCGTTGTCATTCAAAATGGATATAGAAAGGTAATTCCCGAATTAGGAATGATACGCGATGAACATAAAGGCAATTTAATTATACAATTTAATGTTGTATATCCCGAAAAATTAACAAATGAACAAATTGAAAAATTAATGGAAATACTATAAATTATTTCAAAAAAAGGTAATTCAACCCATTTAATTCAATAAAAATTGATTGAATTAAATACTTTTATTTTAGATATAAACTAAAATGACAAGCATTAATAAGCCGATACAATTGGGATTATGTTGTATAAATACAGTATTGAGAAATCAAAAGCCACCGATTTATGCTTCACGTCGCATGATTATAAAATCAATCGAAGAAAAGGGTATTGAAGAATTAAAATCAAAAATATTACAAAATTTAAGAGATGTAATTACAATTATGGATTGGAATGAAGCAAATGGTATAAAATTATATAGAATGAGCAGTGAAATGTTTCCACACAAATCAAATGAAAAAGTACAAGACTATGATTTGGATTTCGCAAAGGATTTATTGAGAGAAATTGGAGAAAAATCAAAACAATACAATCAAAGATTAACATTTCACCCAGGTCAATATAACGTAGTTGGTACGCCAATCACCAAAGCATTTGAACAAACAATAAGTGATTTATCTTATCATGCTGAAGTTATGGATTTAATGTCACTTGATGAAAATTCGGTTATGGTAGTTCACGGAGGAGGTATATATGGCAACAAAAGAGAAACCATCGATCGATGGTGTAATCAATATTATTTATTGCCTGAAAATGTAAGAAAACGATTGGTTTTAGAAAATTGTGAAAAGTGTTATTCAATTGAGGATTGTTTAGAAATTTCAAGTAGAATAAATATCCCAGTTGTGTTTGATACACATCATTTTGAATGCTATAAACAATTACACCCGTCTGAACATTTTAAACATCCTAGCGAATATATGGAATCAATTCTTCAAACATGGAAAAGAAGAAATATAAAACCAAAATTTCATATTAGTGAACAAGGATTAGGAAGATGTGGTCATCATAGTGATTATGTAGAACAAATTCCAGATTATTTATTAGAAATACCAGAAAAATTTGGAATTCATATTGATATAATGATAGAAGCTAAAATGAAAGAACAAGCTATATTAAGATTATATTCGAAATACCCTCATTTGAATTGTTTGACACATAATCAAAATACACAACCTACACAAAATACAATTCATCATAAAAAGAAAAAACATAAACATAAATATAAATTAATTCTTATCGAGTAAACAAATAAAATAAAATTACATGGCTATTTTAACCATGTAATATTATAATATTTATACATTTTTTATATTGTAATTAAGATACACGCTTAGTTTTAATAGAAGCAGATACAATATAAATAGAATTTTCAGTAACACAAATATAACAATTTTCTAGTTTATAAATCTTACCAATAGGACTCGTATATTCCTCTGAACTTTTAACTAGTAATTTTTCTCCATTCTCTCTAACACCAATAATAATTGAACTACTAGAATCTAAACTATCTACCCAGTAATCAAGCATAATGGGTTTATCTTCTACAATCGCAATTTTAGATACAGGCCCAAATACAGAAGAAGGGGGTAATTGTAAATTTTGTTCAGTTGAAGAATCACTCATTTATAATTAAAAAAAAAATTAGGCTTTAAATACTTATATTTAATATAAATAAATAGTTATATTATATAAACATTTAAAATATATAGAGTTATTTATATAATAGAATGACGTTTAACGACAAATATATACTTCAAAATTTAGAAAATTATAATAAACTATTAATACATGCTGATACTGATATTTTTTTAAAGTACATTGAAATTATGAATAATTTTTTAATTTTAAGTATACAAAATATACAACTACAAAATGATAACTATAAAAAATATATTATAAAAAAAGGCATCGAAATGATAGAACATATTTTTAACATGTTAATATTTTATACATTAAATACAGAACTTACTTATTATCACTGTGAACAGGCATTCATTTATTTTATTGAATTTATAGGACAAATGAACATTAATGGAGATAATAGTATATCATTAACCACAAAAGATGCGATTTTATTTGTTTTTAAAAAAACGATATTTGAAATCAGTAAAGAATACAGAGATAACAATCCATTATTAGACGATGATACGAATACATTGAAAACAATTAAGGATTTATCAAATATTTATAAAAATTTGTTATTTATTTATATTGATGAATTAGAATTTAATAATGAAAATGGATTAAATAATTACGAATTAAAGTCACTGAAAAATATTATAATTAACATTATTTGTATAGATTATGATTTCACAAATACACTGTCAACTTATTTAAATACTATAGAATTTTTTATGAATTTTATTAAAACAAATGATAGTTTATCTTTATATAATAAACTGAATACAATAGAATTATTTGTAAAAAAAATAAACAAACAAAATATTACTATCAGCCATTTACAACATAAAATATATGATGAACGTATTGCTGAATTATTGAATCATTATTCTACAAATAATTTAAATAAAGTTATGAACTTATTATTCAACTGATACAACCTTCTTTCTAACCTTTCGTTTTTTTATCTCATTATTTTTTTCTTCATGATTTACTTGTGTATACCCATAAATATTTTTATACTCGTCCATTAATAATTTTTTAATAAACAAATAAACTTCATTCAATACAAATTCGTCACATTTACCAACAATCAATACACTACCTGTTCTAAATATCATAAATGAAATTTTATTATATTTTAGAGTATCCTGATTTTGTGGCTGTTGACCAGTTTGAATTTTTGTTTCCGCATTATAATAAAATTTACACTGTATACCTGGATAAGAACAAGGGTCATAACCACTGTTAATATGATATTTATATTTCAAGATATCATGTAACTTTTCACGATTAATAAAGAA